TTTCTATACGCAGCCCTCTGGGATGGTCGAGACGAAAGACGAGCAAGGAGAGATACAGGGGTACATTCCTAGCAAAGGTGCTGAGAATCAGAAGAACATGATGAAGAGTTATTACCCTAACCTAGTGCAGGGTAAGACTAAATCATGGATTGATGTCTATGTGATGAATAGATTAGGCCATATTCAGGAAGGAAAGCCCGTGTATCCCATGTTTGCTGCCGAAGTTCACGTTGCAAAAGAAGAGATACCAGTTGCAGCTAACGTCCCACTGTACGTTGGAGTAGACTTTGGGCTTACTCCTGCCGCTGTTATCGGGCAAAAGGTCCGTGGTAGGTGGTTCTTACAGGCAGAAATCGTGGCAATCGACATGGGAATCGTTAGATTCTCTGAGGTTTTACGACAAGAATTGGCAACAAGGTTTGCCGCTGCGGGTGAAGTCATAATCTATGGCGATCCTTCAGGAGATTTCCGCGCACAAACTGATGAGTCAACTCCCTTTCACATCATGCGCGGAGCTGGCTTGAGGGCGTTCCCAGCGCCTTCCAACTCTGTTGACCTTCGACTTGAAGCTGTCTCTTCCCAGCTAACCAAGATGACTGAAGGGAAGCCAGCACTATTGATTGACAGAAGATGTACTCAACTTATCAAGGGATTTGAGGGCGGCTATGCCTACAAGCGTATGCAGGTATCAGGTGAGCGCTTTGACGATAAACCTGATAAGAATATGTTCTCTCACGTCCACGATGCAGCACAATACTTGTTCCTTGGTGCTGGCGAAGGCCGCGCTCTAATGAATAGCCAGAAACCAGCCACTCCTACAGTGGCTAAACGTGACTTTGATGTCTTTAGTAGAGGCCCAGCGAAACGTAAGAAGCCCGGTTTATGGGCTAGATTGTAGTTTGTGCGTTGAAATTCTACGAGTTTCGTGGTTACGAGGTGTAAACAAAAGGAGATTACTATGTGTTTCGGTGGTGGTGGCGGAGGCGGTGGTCCTGATCCCGCAGCAGAACGGCAAGCAGCAGAGCAGCGTGTAGCCGCAGATGAGGCAAAGCAGGCGACAATTGATGAGAGAGCTAAGTCTAAGAAAGAAGACATTAGTGAAGCGATTGATGAGCGCAGTATAAAGTCTGGTCGTCGCGGTGCAGGCAAGGGTGCTGGTCGGAGATCATTATTCCGCTCTGGCAGTGGCTCAGGTTTCTTAGGTAGGTTTGGGTGAAAATGGACAACGTAGCGAAGCAGTACATACAACGGTATCAAAAAGCCAAGGCTTTCCGTGAGCAGTGGGTTCCCCTCTTCGAGGAGTGCTATGAGTATGCACTGCCGCAACGTGAGTCTTTTTATTACGAAGAGCATGGTCAACGTCGAGACGATAAAATCTTTGACGAAACAGCAGTGGTCGGTGTGCAAGAGTTTGCAAGCCGACTACAATCAGGCATCGTTCCTAACTTTGCACGGTGGGCTGACCTTATGGCAGGCAGTGAAGTGCCTAAAGATCAGCGTGAAGCAGTAGATAATGAGCTTGATGATGTGACTGAGTACGTCTTTGAGGTGCTTCAGAACTCCAATTTCAGCCAAGAAGTGCATGAATCGTTCATGGATTTAGCAGTTGGTACTGGTATTCTGTGCGTTGAAGAGGGTGATGCTATCAATCCTATCAACTTTACAGCCATTCCGCTGCCCCATGTTGTGCTAGATACTGGCCCTGACGACAAGATTGACCACGTTTACCGTGAACGTAAGAATGTTAAGTACGATCACTTAGAGCAAATGTATCCTAACTCTACGTTTGACCCTCAGGTTATGTCCCATATGGGCAAAGATGCAGAGACTACTGTGCTTGAAGTGGTATGCAGAAACTATGCGTTGAAGAATCAAAACGCTTACTATCACTATGCAATCTGCATGAACACGAAGACTCTTCTTTACTCTAATGAAATGAGTGGCTTAGGTTCCAATCCGTTTATCTGCTTCCGCTGGTCTAAGTGTGCAGGCGAAACATATGGTCGTGGCCCACTGATTAATGCGCTGTCTGCCATCAAGACTTGTAACCTAACTATCGAACTTATTCTTGAGAACGCTCAAATGGCTATCTCTGGTGTCTATCAAATTGATGATGATGGCGTCATTAACCCTGATACAATCCAACTTGTACCGGGATCAATCATTCCAAAGGCTATGGGGTCGGCTGGATTGCAGCCAATTCAAGCTGCGGGTAACTTTGATGTGGCTCAATTGGTGCTAAGTGACATGCGTTTGAACATTAAACGTGCGCTTTACAACGATATGCTGGGCAATCCTGACCGTACACCAGCCACAGCTACCGAGGTTGCAGAGCGTATGGCTGATTTATCACGCCGTATGGGGTCTGCATTCGGTAGATTGCAAGCTGAGTTAGTACAACCGTTATTACAACGGGTGATATATATCCTTAAAAAGCAGGGACGCATCGAAGTTCCTAGCGTAAATGGTCGTGAAGTTAAGGTACGTTCTGTATCTCCGCTGGCACAAGCGCAGGCTAACCAAGATATATCCACAGTCGCTAGGTTTCTAGAGCTTGTCGGCGGTGCGTTCGGGCCTGAGATGCTGCAACTGCTAATCGACGGGGAAGCAACAGCAATTCACCTTGCCAAAAAGTTTGGCGTACCAGAAAGCTTGATCCGTGACGAAGATCAGCGTAAGCAGTTAGCTGCAATGGCGCAGCAAATGGCGCAACAGCAACAGATGCAACAACAACCTCAAGAGGCTCCTATTGGCTAACAAGATTAATATCGGAATTGATGGCTATCAACGTACTTCTGAAAAAGATGTGGAGATAAGCAAGAACATTGCGGAAGTTTTCAAGACGCCAACAGGTAAAGAGGTTCTAAGGTATCTACGATCCATAACCATTGAGATGGTTCATGGGCCTAACGTGACAACGGAAGAGTTAAGACACGTTGAGGGTCAGCGATATATTGTTGGCCTGATGGAGCAACGTATCTCACATGCACATAGGAGCAAAAATAGATGAGTGAATCACTTATTGAGGCCGGACAAGAAGCACCAGTTGAAAGTGACGCAACGTCACGGGACTATGTAATTGAAAGTGACGTAACGTCACAACCGGACAGACCGGAGTGGCTACCTGAGAAATACAGCAGCGGTGAGGACTTAGCTAAAGCCTACAAGGAACTTGAATCTAAGCTCGGCGGCAAGGAAGAAGACATTAAGTCTAAGCTAATGGAAGAGATACAGGCGGAAGCGTTTAGCAGTCGTCCAGAAAGCGCTGGTGATTACCAGTTGCCAGACATCATTGATGAAGAAGCCTCTGTAGATAATGAGCTTTTGAAGTGGTGGTCCGATCACGCCTTTGAAAACGGCTTCTCCCAAGATGAGTTCCAAAAGGGAATTGAGATGTACGCTGCCTCTAACATGGGGGACAGTGGGCCTGACTTAGAAGTCGAAGCTCAGAAGCTAGGCGAGAATGCAGATGTACGCATTCAGGCTGCCTCTATGTTTGCAAGTAAGTTCTTTCCTTCAGAATCACTGCCTGCAATTGAGCGTATGTGCGAAAGCCATGAGGGGATTATAGCGTTAGAGGCTATACAAGAAGCGTTAAAAGGTGGATCATTTGCTGGAAACACCCAGCCCACAGCAGGGCTGAATGAAGCTAAGCTGCGGGAGATGATGAATGACCCAAGATACCACAACCCAAGAGACCGTGACCCAAACTTTGTTCGCGAGGTCGAAGAAGGCTTCAAGCAGGTCTACCGAGGTTAAGATAATAGAGCGGGGTGATTACTATCTTACCCCGTTCACCATCTATCACATAGATGAAGTTGCTGAACACCTAAGCCCAGAGAGTAAGCGAGAGCTTTTCCTCATGGGCCACACGGACATCAAGCAAGCATTATATGAAATGCACGAATGCTCATCCTCATACCTAGCGCGAAGAAACGATGATACCTTCCTCATGGTGGGTGGGCTTTGGTACGATGGTAACTACGATGGCAATGCTAAATACTGGGAAGAAAGCGCACCACAGATGTTTGCTATGTTTTCTAGTGGAGTTAAACAAAACTTCCACGCTATAGCCCGTGGCTCTAGAATGTTAGTTAACTTCTTCGATCAGTCTGAGCCGTCTATGACTATGACAATTTTGTCTGATTATGAGCCAATGCTTAACTGGGCAGCATGGTTAGGATTTGAATCTGTTGGGGTCTCATTGATGAACGAAAACAAGTATGTTGAATTTGTGCGTTGCAATCCTAACCAAAAGAATGTTTACGATAAGGCACTACGGCCCGTAAAGCACTGAAAGGCCCGAGAGGATACCCTTGCTGACGTATGGAGCGGACACCCGTTGACACTGTAACTTCATAATAGGACTGAAAAAATGGCTAATACTATTGACCAAGCCTTTATCAAGCAGTTCGAGACAGAAGTACATTTGGCGTATCAACGTATGGGGTCTAAGCTCCGTAACACAGTACGGTCTACAAATGTTTCTGCTTCGGTTGCTCGTTTCCAAGTAATTGGCAAAGGCGTCGCAACTACTAAATCCCGCAACGGTAACGTAACACCGATGGAACTTGCTCACACTAACGTGGAAGCAACCATGGCTGATTACTATGCACCAGAGTACATTGATAAACTTGACGAGTTGAAGACTAACATCAACGAGCGCCAAGCTGTTGCACAATCTGCTGCTGGAGCCTTAGGCCGCAAGACTGATGAAATCCTCATCGCCGCTATGGACGCTGGTGCTAACAGCACTCAAATCCATGACACAAGTTCTGCGCTTGAGAAGGCCGACTTACTCTCATTGTTCCAAACATTTGGTACAGCCGACATTCCAGAAGACGGACAGCGCTATCTTGCTATGTCGCCTGCTGGGTTTGCTGATTTGTTTGCAATTACTGAGTTTGCTTCTTCGGACTTCGTTGGTCCACAGAACCTTCCGTTTGCTGGCGGCATGACAATGAAAGAATTCTTGGGCTTCAAGATTTTCTCAACGTCCGCTGTAGCTGGTGGTAAGAACTTCGCATACCACACTTCCTCAATTGGCCTTGGCATCAACGCTGATGTGTCAACTGAAGTAAACTACGTGGCTGAAAAAGTCTCCCACCTCGCAACATCTATGATGTCCATGGGCGCTGTCGTTATTGACGATGATGGCATCTATGAAGTCTTAGACAACAACTAAGGAGACTGAATAATGGCATATACTGCTTCTAGCCTTATCCGCATTGGCGGTGGTTCCGGTCAAGCACTTTGGTACTACACCACTGCTGACGCCGTAGCCGCAGTCAACACTGCCGGATACTTCAATGATGCCGCTGGCATGTTGAATCTCAATGACGTTATCGTTACTGTGACATCCACTGGCGGTACGCCTGTGATTGCTCACAACTACGTTAATGCAAACAGTGGTACTGTTGTTGATGTTGTTGACGGCGTTGTCGTCACTAACACTGACAGCGATTAAGTAGAGCGGGGGGTTTCGGCCCCCCGACCTTCATATGCCAGATGTAGCAAACACACCCATCAAGATTTGTTCTCGCGCATCATTGCTTATTGGCGGTGATGTTCTTCAGTCTTTTGATGATGGCACTGCGGAAGCAACTATTTGTGACGCAATGTACGAAGACATGGCAAGATCAGCTTTGACCAACTCCCGTTGGCGCTTTGCTACCGATCAGGCTGTCCTTAATAGATTAGCAGAAGCACCAACTGGGCGATGGAGCGCAGCGTATCAACTTCCTTCTGAGTCAATCATGTTGAGCGGGGTTACGGTAAATGACTTCCCAATTAAGTATGACAGTTACGGCTCAAAAGTTTTCTGCGATTCTTCTGAAACTGAAACTCTTGTTGCTGATTATGTGTTTCGTGCCAATGAGTCTGATTGGCCTCCTTATTTCGTTACTGCTGTTGAGTACGTTATGGCTGCTGTCCTTGCTGTATCTGTTGCTAGGGATTCCCAGCTTGCTACTCTTATGGAGCAGAAGGCTAATTACCAAATGACCCAAGCCAGACGTTTGCAGTCACAGACACAGACCACTCGCAAGTTAAACACATCGAGGTTTATTGCTGAAAGGCGAAGTTAATGCAGAAAGTTAGAGTACCAATAAGTAGCTTTCAATTTGGCGAAGTCAGTGATTCACTATCTAGTCGTATTGACACACCAATTCTCAACTCCTCTGCGGAAAGGGTTGAGAATTTTGTTGTAATGTCTGAAGGTTCTTTGAAGAAGCGTCATGGCTTGCGGCATATTTACGACTATAGCCTTACCTATGATGCAAGCAATACAGATAAATCTCATCTTACTTCGTTTATCTTTGACGATAACGAGCAGTATGTGGTTTCTGTTGAACATCAAAAGCTGCGGTTCTTTCGTTTAGTTGACGATGATACCGTTTCTCTTGTTGCTACTGTAACGGCAGACGTTAACGCAGCGGCGTTGCCCTTTAATCAAACTTACTTAAACCAGTACACGTTTGCCCAGTAC